AGGGGTTTCGTAGCGCAATTTTTTCCTAGGCACAGCGTTGATAAGTTGTTTCGTTAGGCGCAAGGGCACACCTACCCCTACCCCTAACAAAATGAAAAACCGGCCATGATACCACGGAAAACAGTCCGTGGGGTACAAGTCACGCTACAATCAGAAACATGGCCCTGATCACAAAAGCAGAAGCCGCTCGGGTGCTTGGAGTAACCAGAGAAGCGGTCTACGCAGCAATACGCACAAACCGCCTATCAGTGGTGCGTACAGGAGATGGTCGTGAACTCGTAAACTCCTCGACCATGCGCGACGAGTGGCAGCGCAACACGCAAAAACGCATCGGCCGTGGCCCTAAGCCTCCTGCAGGTACGCAGGAGTTCACCCCTCTACGTCCTGGCGAAGTCGAAGCTCGCCTAAGTCGCGCCGCCTCCACGTCCTCCTCACCAGCCTCTACGGACGCTCGCTTGGGCCAAACAAGTGAGATCGTCCCTGACTACGACATATCACGTGCCAGAACTGAGCACCTAAAAGCCGAACTTCTTGAGCTGGAACGCCAACAAAAGGAGAAAATCCTAGTAAAAGCCGAGGAAATAGAGACAAAATGGGTAGAAATTATTACCCTAGCCCGTACCAAGCTCTTGGGCATACCAACCAAAGCAAAGCAGCGCATACCCGACCTTGATACCGATGCAATAAGTATCTTAGACGACATCGTAAGAGAGACCTTGGAAGACTTGAGCACAACAACCGCCACCGCAGATCACGCAACCGCATGACCACAACCCTTACACCACCCCTTACAAGCCTTCAACGCCTAGAGCGTTCTGCCTGGTCCGCCTTCAAGCCTCCGCGCAAACTCACCCTAAGCGAGTGGGCCGACTCTTACGCCTATCTAAGCGTAGAAAGTAGCGCCGAAGGTGGCCGCTGGCGCACCCTCCCCTACCAAAAAGGCATTATGGATGCCATTAGCGATCCTCACATCGAACAGGTTTCGCTAATGAAATCAGCTCGCGTCGGGTACAGCAAAATCCTCAACCACGTCATCGCCTATCACATCCACCAAGACCCCTGCCCCATCATGCTGGTGCAGCCCACCATCGAAGATGCGCAGGGCTACTCCAAGGAAGAGATCGCCCCCATGCTCCGCGATACTCCCTGCCTAAGCGGCTTGGTTAGTGATGCTAAGGCCAAAGATGGTGCTAATACGATTCTACAGAAGCACTTTCCAGGTGGAACGCTAAGCCTTGTTGGTGCAAATTCGCCGCGTGGCTTCCGTCGTGTAAGTCGGCGCGTGGTCCTCTTCGACGAAACAGATGGCTACCCACCCTCGGCAGGCACTGAGGGCGACCAGATCAAGCTCGGCATCCGCCGAACCGAGTATTACTGGAACCGCAAGATCGTCGCTGGCTCCACCCCAACCATCAAGGACTTCAGCCGCATCGAACGGCTCTATGCCCAAGGCGATCAGCGGCGTTACTTCGTCCCATGCCCCCACTGCGCCCACATGCAGTACCTCCGCTGGGCACAAATGACCTGGGCCGACAGCGACCCATCCACCGCCGCATACAAATGCGAATCCTGCAACGAACTAATCCCACACGCTAAGAAACGTTGGATGGTGGAACGCGGCGAATGGCGCTCTACCGTCCCCGGCAACGGTAAGCATGTGAGCTTCCACATTTGGGCCGCCTACTCTTATTCGCCTAACGCCACCTGGGCCAACCTAGTCGAAGAGTTCCTTGACTCGAAGAACGACGCCGAGCAACTAAAAACCTTCGTAAACACCGTCTTAGGTGAGGTCTGGGAAGACGAATACGCCTCCAAGATCGGCGCCAATGTTCTACTGGACCGCGCCTCCAAGGAAACCTACGAACACCTCATCGTCCCCGCCGCAGCCCTTGCACTTACCATCGGCTGCGACTGTCAGGACGATCGCCTAAGTCTCAGCGTCTGGGCTTGGGGCCGCGAAGAGGAGGCTTGGCTCATCGACCGCAGCAAGCTCTACGGCGACCCCTCCAGACCTGACGTATGGAAACAGCTCGATGAGATACTGGCACGCCCCTTCCTCAGCGAAGACGGCATCGACCTCCGTGTAAGCATCTGCGCTATCGACTCCGGTGGCCATCACACCGCCGATGTCTATGCCTACGCCCGTGATCGCGCCGCCCAAGGCGTCATCGCCATCAAAGGCATGTCCACCAAGGGCAAGCCCGCGATCGGCAAACCCAGCCGCGTAGACCTCAACCACAAAGGCCAGACACTCCGCAAAGGCGCCCAGGTCTACCCAGTCGGCTCGGACACCGTAAAGTCCCTCCTATTTGGACGCCTAAAGCACAACGAACCCGGCCCCGGCTACATTCACTTCCACGCCAAGACTCCCCTCGACTATTTCGAGGAACTAACCGCCGAAAAACAGGTACTTCGCTACAAAAACGGATTCCCCCAGCGTGTCTGGGTAAAGAAGAGTTCCGCCCCCAACGAAGCACTAGACGAGTTCGTCTACGCCTACGCCTCTCTCCACCGCCTCTACCAGCTCTACGACCGCCGCACGATCTGGGATCAGCTGGAGCGCAAACTCCGCCCCGTAAGCGGCGAAGCCCCAACACCTCAGCCCCGCTCTGCCGCCGCCTTCAACGTCCTAGGCCGCTAAGTAGTTGCGTTTTTCGGTTTAGCCACGCAATTGCCTCACACCAATCACGCAGCTTATTTGCAAAGCAGTACAACCCAAACCACCTACACTTAGACGAAACGCAGCCGTCACATGCCTACTCCAGCTGCACAACGTCTAATCGACCTAGAAACGGTCGAAACAGCAATCCGCACTCTGATCTCGGGAGCGCAAGAATATCGGATCGGTACGCCTACAGGTGGTCGTATGGTCAAACGTGCCGACTTGGCACAGCTGATTCAGTGGCGCGATCAACTCAAGGCCGAGATCGCCCGCGACCGCATGGCCAATAGTCTTAACGCCGGCCGTGGCGACGGTCGCTCCCTCTACATCCGCTTCACCTGATCCACCATGGGCCTCCGCACCTGGCTCCGTCGCCAACTCAGCGCCGTCCGCACCGGCAAACGCGCCTTTGACGCGGCCAGGTGGAATCGCTTTAGCGCCGACTTCGCAGCCCCCAACACCAGTGCCGATGCCGAACTACGCGGCAGCCTCAAGGTGCTGCGCAACCGCAGCCGCGCCCTGGTCCGCGACAACCCCTACGCCCGTCAAGCCAAGCGCACCACCCAGATCAACGTCGTCGGCGCACGCGGCATCCAAATGCAGCCCCAGGTGCTTCGCCTCGACGGCATCGAGAAGGACGAGCGCCGCAACGCTACGCTGCTTGACCACTGGAACCGTTGGTGCCGCGCCGACTCCTGCGACGTAACCGGCCGCCTCAGCTTCCACGGCATCGAACTCGCCGTAACCGGCGCCCTCCCCGAATCCGGCGAAGTCTGCGTCCGCCTGGTCCGCCAAGCCATGGGCCGTAGTCGCGTCCCCCTCGCACTGGAACTAATCGAAGCCGACCAACTCGACGACGATTACACCGGCTATAGCGACCGCCCCAACCACTCATGGCGCATGGGTGTCGAACTCAACGAGTGGGGCCGGCCCACCCGCTACGCCATTCTCCGCAAACACCCAGGCGACGCCGAACTAAGCACCTACCTAGACGGCACCGCTAAGCACATCTTTGTCGATGCTGCCGACCTTATCCATATCTACATTCCAGAGCGCATCGGCCAGACACGCGGCATCCCCTGGTTCAGCTCTGTCATCACCACCAGCTGGAACCTCGGTAAGTACGAAGAGGCCCACTGGACCCGTAAGCGCGTTCAAGCCAACAGCCTCGGCTGGATCCAAACCCCAGAACCCGACACATTCGGCAGCACCAACTCTGACGGCACCCCAGCCCTCGAAGGCGATAAGCGTCTCTGGAACACCGAGCCCGGCTCCTACAACTTCCTGCTTCCCGGCGAAACCGCCATCCCCCCAGCCTTCGGCCCAGACGACAACCAATACGAGGCCGTGGTCCGCTCCCTCGCCCGCCGCTTCGCCTCCGGTTACGGCTGCTCCTACGAAACCCTGAGCCGCGATTTCTCGGAATCCAACTACAGCAGCTCGCGCCTGAGCATCTTGGAAGACCGCGACCACTGGCGCGTAATCCAATCGGTACTCATCCAGCAGCTCCACCAGCGTGTGTTCGAGGAGTGGCTCGCCGCTGCCGCACTGAGCGACCTGCCCATGCCCATGTTCTCGGACGTGTGGACACGGCCCGAGCGCTACAACGCCCCGCATTGGCAAGCCCGCGCCTGGAGCTGGGTCGATCCCGCCAAGGAAATGAAGGCCATGGAAATGGCCCGTGCCCTCCAGCTCCAAACCCACGCCGAACAGATCATGGAGTACACCGGCAACGACTTCATGAGCACAATCAGCACCATTAGTAAAGAGAATCAGCTTAAGCAAGACCTAGGTCTCAGTTCCGCTGCCCCCACCCCCTCAGCCGACTCACCGGCCTCAGGCGATCCAACCGCACCCGCCCGTTCTACCGAAGAGATCCACCTCGACGACGACACCACCATCCGCCTCCGCACCGACCTAAGCAGCCAAGCAGCTAAGCAGCCAGGCAGCTAAGCCGCTAAGCAGCTAAGCCACGCCACTTACGCTGACCACATCGCTTCCCCCTTATGGCTAACGTCAACGGCACTGAAATCGACCTGATGCCTACATCAGGTATGCGTGAGGAGGCAGAACGCTACCGCGCCTGGAAAGAGGAAGGGCGCGATGGTGGCACGGATGTCGCAGCCACCCGCGCATCCCAGATCCTTAGCGGCGACGAACTGAGTCCCGAGACCGTGAAGACCATGAGCGCGTGGTTCGCTCGCCACGAAGTCGATAAGCAGGGTGAAGGCTTCAGCCAAGGAGAGCCCGGCTACCCCTCCCCCGGTCGCGTCGCGTGGGCTGCATGGGGAGGTGACGCCGGTAAGAGCTGGAGCGACGCCCGCGCCGCCCGCATTGACCGCGCCGAGTCCAAGTCCCACACTCCTCCTGATCACGTCACTTACCGCGCTGCCCCCGACGCCCTGAGCGAAGGGGACTTCGTGTCATGGCAATCCAGCGGCGGCACGGCCCGTGGTCGCATCGAGCACATCATGCGCGAAGGCACCCTCGGCGTTCCCGACAGCTCCTTCAGCATCGAAGCCACCGCCGAAGACCCCGCCGCGCTCATCCGCATCTACCGCGCCAAGCAAGACGGTTGGGAGGAAACGGAAACCCTCGTAGGTCACAAGTTCTCCACGCTCCGCAAAATCAACCCCCTGTCCGCGCCCTCATCCAACAATCACGACGAAGACAATCGCTCCGCCCCTTCCTCCACCGAACAGCGCCCCTACCCCAACGAGCACGCCGCTCGTCTCCTCGACCCCGACCAGTTCGAGCGCTTCCGCCGTAAGAACAACGACTTTGCGCAGGGCATCGACTCGATCTATGGAATCAGTGGTGACGACCCCCTCCGCCTACAAGCACTTCGATTCGATGCCGCAGTGTTTACAGTGAGCGAAGCTAAGACGTGGCTTAGCAATCACGACTACACGCCCATTTTGTTCGAGCCCGCAACAGGTAAGGCCATGACTATCGCCATCGACATCAAATCCATCAATAAGGAGGTCCATCGGCGGGAAGCTCCGCAGGGGCTCCGCGTCGAGGAGCGTACCGACGCCGGCCTTACCTTTAGCTTCAGCTCCGAAGCGCCCGTTGAGCGCTGGTGGGGCCGCGAAATCTTGGTCCACGACGCAGACTCGATGGACCTGGCCCGCATGAACGACGGCGGCGCATGGCTCTGGAACCACAACCGCGATGTTGTGCTCGGCGTCGCCGAAAAAGCGTGGCTCGGCGATGACCGCCGCCTCTACGTCAAAACAAAGTGGAGCCCAAACACCACCGAAAAGGGCACCGAAGAGTACAAGCGCCGTAAGGACATCGAAGCGGGCATCACCCCCAACGTATCCTTCGCCTATGAAATCAACGATGTCCGCGAAGCAACCAACGGCGATTTCCACGTAACCCGGTGGAACGTACTGGAAGTATCGTCGGTAAGCGTGCCGGCCGACCAAACAGTTGGCCTTGGTCGCGCCCAAGGTGACAACGAAAACACTGCCACTCCAGCTACGAGTCCAGCAGCAATTCAAGCGTCAACCACTACACTTGAAGCTAAGCAGACCGCCGAGCGCGGAGCTGACACCCCCCAAGATCCTCCTCCTATGGACACCAACATCAACGTTCAGGAGGTCCAAACCGCCGCTCGGCAATCCGAGCGTGAGCGCGTTTCGGCCATCCGTGCCATGTGCGACCAGCACCAAGTCGGTAACGACCTGGCTGAGCGCCTGATCAACGAAGACGCCACGCTCGATCAAGCCCGCGAGGCCGTCCTCGGGCAGCTGGGTCGCACCCGCAAGGAGTTTCAAGGTCGCGTCCACGACGATGGCGCTGCCTCTATCGGCCTGACCTCTGCTGAGGTCAAGCGCTACAGCCTGATGAACGTGATCCGCCATCTGGCCGATCCGTCCGATCGCGGCCTTCGCGAAGCCGCCTCCTTCGAGCTGGAGTGCTCCAAAGCCGCCGAGTCCAAGCTCGGCCGCGCCGCCAAAGGCATCGTCATGCCTTGGGATGTGATGGCCGCCCCCGCCCAACGCGCCCCTCAGTCGGTCGGCACCGCCTCCTCCGGCGGCTACGTGGTCGACACCCAGCTGCTGACTGGCAGCTTTATCGACCTCGTGCGCAACCGCTCCGCACTGCTCGGCCTCAACGTCACCACCCTCACCGGCCTGGTCGGCAACGTTGACATCCCCAAGAAGACCGGCAGCACCACCGCCTACTGGGTGGGTGAGGACGTGGCGGTCAGCGAGACCAACATCACGCTGGGCCAGCTGTCCATGACCCCCAAGTCGCTCGGCGGCTACGTGGACATCACCCGCCGGCTGATGCTGCAGCAGTCCATGGACGTGGAAGCCATGGTCCGCGCTGACCTCGCCGAGTCGATCGCCCTGGCCATCGACTACTCCGGCGTCTACGGCACCGGTGGCTCCTCCGCCCTCCTCGGCATCAAGAACGTCACCGGCGTGGGTACCGAGACCCTCACCAGCGACGCCAACACCAACAAGTCGATCGGCGGCACCACGTACTACTTCGGCAACTTCGCCGACTACGTGAACATGGAGACCACCGTTTCCGTGGCCAACCTCGACGTGGCCTCGATGTTCTACGTGGGCAACGCTCACGTGCGCGGTGCTCTCAAGCAGACCCTGCGCAACGCGAACAGCGAAATGATGATCTGGGAGAACAACGAAGTCAACGGCTACGGCGCCCGCGTCAGCAACCAGCTGATCGGCTCCAACGTCCTCTTCGGCGACTTCTCGCAGGCCATCTTCGGCTTCTGGAGCGGCGTCGACATCACCGTCGATCCCTACACCAACTCCACCAAGGGCACGACCCGCATCGTGGCCTTCCAGGACGTGGACTTCGGGCTGCGCAATCCCGCCGCCTTCGTGTTCGGCTCCGGTAACGCCTGATGAACTGGTACGAGCTGACAACTGACGTGATGGTTCGTGGCACTCCCCGGTCCACCGGCGAGATCCTCGACCTGAGCGAAGCAGAAGGGCAGCTCCTGGTGGGTCTGGGTCGGGCTAAGCCCGCCCAGGCTCCCCAAGCCTCCGCCCCCAGCCCGGCTGCTCCCGCCGTGGCCGATTCCACGGACGCGCAGGCCATCGCCCCCTCCCCCAAGCCGGCGACGCGCCGCCGTTCACCCGCCCCCACCGCTCCTGACTGACCATGGCCCTCAACCAGCGCAACTTCGAGGCGCTGCAGCACTTCGCTGCTTACGCCCCCGCCACCGTGACCGCCACGGGCGCGGCCACCAGTGTTGACCTCCTCGGCTACGACGGCGACGTGGTTTTCGTCATGCAAGCCACCGCCGCTGGCGCCTCTGCCGGCTTCAAGGTCCGCCTTGAGCACAGCGACGAGAGCGCCAACAACTTCACCGCCATCACCGGCGGCGCCTTCGACGACATCGGCAACGCTGCCTACCTCGGCAAAGCGACCATCTCCAAGGACGACGTGAAGCGCTACGTCCGCGTCAACGTCTACGAAAAAGTGGGCACCGCCAGCTCCGTGATCTCCGTGGTCGGCCTCGGCGTCAAGAAGTACCAGTAAGCTGCGTCGCTTCCGTCCTCAGCCGCTAAGCCTCCTCTTTTGCGAGGCCTAGCGGCTTTTTCATTCCTACCGCCATGCTCACTGACGACCCCTCCATCTACCTAGCCGACTTCGGCGTGGATGTCGTCGCCGGTTCCACCACCGGCCAGGGCATCCTCGACATGCCCAGCGAGTTGATCCTCGACGGCCAGGTAATCAGTACCGATTACACCCTTACTTGTGAAGCGTCTAAGTTTGGTGGTTTACTGTACGGAGCACAACTAAGCGTAAATGGTGTTCCATACACCGTAAGAACCACCACTCTACTTACCGATGGTGCGTGGGTACAAATCTGCCTACAGCGCGATCTCGAAACGCCACACACCACTTCTCTTACGTCTATCGACGCTAATGGTGCCGCTGGCACAATCACCAATCTTGGCCTAGTTCAGCTCGACCCAGACATCGACGGGGGTAGCGCTCCTACCACCTACATTGATGGAAACACAGTCGATGGTGGAGCGGCATGAGTAGCATCGCCCGAGTGCGGCCACGCGGCGATACCGCCGCCAATTGGGCCTCTACCAACCCCGTCCTCGCCTTACGCGAACTAGCTATCGAGACTGATACCCGTCGCATCAAGGTTGGCGATGGCACCACCACCTGGAACGCCCTCCCCTACTACCTAAGCGGCGCCGACGTTCGCGGCCAAGCCAGTCGCATGACCTCCGGCACTATCGCCATCGCCACCGCTGGCGCCTACGTCTCGACCGGCCTCACCGCCACCTTTGACAGCACCACCGCCAGCGGTATGACGCTTGGCACCACTGACCTCTTTGCCCTCAAGAACACCAGTGGCGCTACCAAGCTGCTGCGCTTCTACGCCAGCATCGACGCCACTGCTGGTAACAACCACGTCCTCGGCATCAAACTTGCCAAAAACGGCACCCTCATCGACGCCTCCGAGTGTCGCGCCTACTCCGCCAGCGGAAACGCCATTGCCAAACTGGCCACCAGCTGGATGATCTCTGTAGCCGCCAACGAGGAAGTCAGCGTCCGCATCGCCAACATCAGCGACACCACTACCATCGACTTCCAACGCGGTCGAATCGTGGCCACCGAAGTCAGGAGCTAAGTGTCGTGACTACCAAGCGTGAGCAGATCCTAAGCGCATTGCACACTGCGCTTGCTGGTACTACTGGCGTGGATACACGCATCTACCGCAGCCGTGTCGAACCTCTTACCCGCGCCGAATCCCCTGCACTCGTCATCGAGCCCGATACCGACACACCTACCCAGAACACATCCCTCCCCACTCTCGACCATTCCCTCAACGTCCGCATCGTCATCATCATCCGAGCCACAGTTCCCGATCAAGCCGCCGATCCCATCATCGAATCGCTCCATGCCAAACTCATGGCCGACCTGAGCCTGGGCGGTCTGACCATCGACATCCAACCAGGCCCCACCAAGTTCACCTTGGAGGCAGCCGATACCCCTGTAGGCGTCATCTACTGCACCTACCGCGTCCTTTACCGCACCTCCGTAAGTAGCTTGGCGGCCTAAGTTGCGGTGGTGCGCTGCTATTCGTCCTAGTTAGTGACTTAGCAGTACCGCGAAGCAGTACAACCCTCACCGCCTACCATACACTTACCTGCCAAAGGCTTATGCCGCGCTCTACGGCACCCACGTCTGCAGACGATTCAACATTTTCTGCTGACGACGAATCGCTTGATTCTCCCGTGCTCACCGACACCACACCTAGCGTCTCTGCTAAGCGTGAGGCTAAGGATGTTGCAACCACGCCTCTTACACTTGAAGAGGACTACAGCGGCCAAGGTGGCACCTACATCTTGGACTCGGCTACAGGCATCCGCACCCTTGTCGAGCGGACGCTGCCCCATTCCCCTCAGCGGTGATTCACGATGCCCCTCCTTACACGCAAACGCCTGATTCTGGCGAAAACGGAATCCACCTACGGGACGGACAGCACCCCCGGCGGTGCCGACGCCATCCTGGTGCGCAACCTGGAAATCACTCCGATGCAGAGTGATGTGGTGGGCCGTGATCTGGTTCGCCCCTACCTGGGCGCATCTGAGCAGCTTCTGGCCAACACTCGCGTTCAATGCACGTTCAGCGTTGAGATGGCAGGTTCCGGCACCGCCGGCACCGCTCCGCGCTACGACTCCGTGCTGAAAGCGTGCGGCCTGGCTGCGACCACGATTACCCCCGCCGTAACTGGCACCGCCACCGCAGGCGCCAGCAACAGCATCACCCTTGCTGCTGGGGCCAGCGCCACCAACGACTTCTACAAAGGTCAGATCATTCGCATCACTGCCGGCTCCGGCGCCGGCACGATCGCACTGATCACCGCCTACGTCGGCTCGACCAAAGTTGCCACGGTTCGCCCCCTTAGCGGCGCGGTCACGTTCAGCAACACCAGCGTCTACAGCATCGACGCTCAGGTGGTCTACACCCCAGTAAGCAGCTCGTTTGGCTCGGCCACCATCTACTACAACATTGATGGTGTGCTTCACAAGCTGACCGGTTGCCGGGGTACCTTCACCCTCAACCCCCAAGTTGGTCAGATCCCGTCCATCGACTTCACGATGACCGGCATCTACAACGCCCCCACCGACACCGCTGCCCCAACCGTCACCTACGCGGACCAAGCCACCCCGCAAATCTTCAAGGCAGGCAACAGCGGCGCTTTCACCCTGCTGGGCTACAGCGGTTGCCTCCAGTCCGTCTCGATGGACCTTGGCGTCACCACCGTCTACCGCGAACTGGTGAACTGCACTAAGCAGGTGCTGATCACCGACCGTGCTACCACCGGTACCGTCGTCATCGAAGCTCCGACCATCGCTGAGAAGGACTATTTCACCGCCGCCCTCACGGACGGCACCCTTGGTGAGTTGTCCTTCATCCACGGCAACACTGGCGGCAACATTGTCGCTCTGCAATCCAGCCGCCTCGACATCGGCGACCCGTCCTACTCCGACCAGGACGGCATCCACATGCTGTCCCTGCCCGCCACCTTCGTCCCCTCGACCGCTGGTAACGACGAGTTCCGCCTCGTCTTCGCCTAAGCCGCGCTGCAGCCACGCAGCGCTGCAGCCACGCAACTTAGCCACGTAGTTACGCAGCCCCTTAGAGCTGCTTGCCTACGTGGCTTTTTCATGCCTACACTGAACTTACCCACATTTCAACGCAACCCCTTATGGCGTTTGTTCGCAAGAAGGTCAGCACCTTCAAGTGGCCTGTCACTGTTCAAGAGCCTGCCGATGGTGGTGCTTTCGATCCCAGCACGTTTGAGGCCACCTTCAAACGCATGGGCCGTAAGGAGTTCACCAAGCTCAGCACCAAGGGCGATCTGCCGCTGCTGAAAGCACTCGTCCTCGACTGGTCCGGCATCAAGGAAGAAGACGGCACCGAAATCCCCTTCTCCACCGAGACCCTCACCGAGTTTGTTGACGACCCTTACTGGGTGCGCGGGGTCCTGTCTGCCTACACCGACACCTTTGAGGGAGCCCGCGAGGGAAACTGAGAGGCGCCGCTGAGTTCTGGGCCGGCGGTAAGCAGGTCGAAGACAAGACCGTAGATGACGCGGCTGCCTTCGGCCTCGACCCCGCCTTACTTTCCTCGTCGGCCTCCTCCCCCTCCGATTCCGCTACTACCTACGAGGTCTGGGACGAAAACTGGGACACGGTGCTTATGTTCTTGCGTATGCAAACGCAGTGGAACACCACCATGGCGGGCTACCTCGGCCTCAAGTACGAGATCCTGCTTATGCCTGGCGGTTTCTTCGATCTATACTGCGTTGAGGACCGCGTTGCCATGCTTGAGGATCTCCGACTCATGGAAGGCGCCGCGCTGAGCACGCTCAACAAGAAGGAGGAGGACTAGGTGGCCCAGACTGTTGAGGATATTGTCTTACGCCTTGGTATCAAGGGCTTCGACAGTCTCGACAGTGTTCGCGGTGCTTTTCGGCAGCTTAGTCGCGTTACTCAAGCCTCCGAGCGTGACATTACACTCGCCCGCGAGGCTATTCTTAATTACGCCGATGCAGGTAAAGTTACTACTCGTATAATTGATGCACAAATTGCTGGCCTTAAATCCCTACAAGGCCAGGCTGTAATAAACAGTCGTACCTACACGCAACTAGGTGCCGACATTAGCACGCTTAAAGCCCGGTTTACCGAAGCCACGCAAGAAGTGGCTCGTCAAACAACAGTCCTCGACCGCCAGGGCAGTCGCGTATTCGGCAGCAGCGTCGCCTCGGTCAAGCGCTACACCGAATCCCTCCGCTCCACTCGCACAGAACTGGCTGCCACATCCCGCAGCATCAACGCCACCACGGCTGACGTTGACCGGCTCAACACCAGCCTCAAAGCCGTAGACAACTTCAAGCTCGACATCAACGTCGATACCACCCAAGTAACGCAAGCACGCGGCAAAGTCGCCTCCGCCTTCGCTTTCTTTAAGCGTATGACCGAACAGGCGGGTACGCCTGTCGGAGCCACGGGGCGGATATTTGAAGGTATTACTGCTGGTGTTCTTGCGGGACAGGCTACTGGCATCGGTACGGCCGCGTTCGGCGGCGGCGCATCTGCTCTTGCCGGCCTTAGCGGACGGGTGGCCGAGCTGCAGACTGGACTTAACAAACTCAGTGGTCTATTTGGCGGCGACCTGGGGAATAAGGTACTTGGTGGTCTATCTAAGAATCTTGCCGAAAGTTCTGCGCAGTTCGCTAATTTTCAGAACCGTATAGAGTCACTTAGCGAGATTGCTAATAGCTTTACCTCAGCGCTTAGCGGTATAAGCCCCACCGCTGCTGTAGCCACAGGATCCGTAATCACGGCCATGGCGTTTATGCGTCAACGCGTAGGCAACGAGCTGGACGCTGTACGTGCCGACATCGACGCATCGTTTACCGCAATCACAGACGACATACAAAAGCTAATCGTCGAACTTTCCCGCCTAGGCGACTACATCGGTCGCATGTCGATGGCGGAAATCGGGCAGCAGCTGAACCGCGCCCGCGAAGCCTTTGCAAGTGTTCCGGCAGGTAGCCCTCGCAGCCGTAGCTTTGCCTCTCAGATCGCCGGCCTGGAATCCGTGCAGCGCGGTGAGGCCCGCGCTCAGGCCACTGTCCTTGAAGAATACCGCGATCGTGTGCGCGGCTCCTCCGTAACCGTCGAGGGGCTCAACGAGCGTCTGCAGTACCTCCAACAGCGCATGGCCGGCGTCAACCGTGCCACCGCCGAGGGTACCGAGGAGTTCCGCAGTCTGGCCGCCGAGGCCACACGCCTCCAGACCCGCATCACCGAGCTGGGCCGTATGCCCACCAACTACGCGGTCTTCGCCATCCGGCAACGCATGGCAGCGCAGCGCGAAACCTTAGCGCAAAGTGGCTTCGGTGCCTTCTCCAGCGAAGTTCGCCAACGCTACGAAGGTATCGGTGGTGTGACTGGCGAGCGCCAGGCCGCCGCTGTGCGCGAAGTTCAGGAAGCCTTCGGCAAGTGGGAAGAAGCCTACGACCAGATGTTGCAAGTGGTCCGCGACCACGAAACTGCTAAACGTGCCATCGAAGAGCAGGCTAATCGCGAACATCAAGCTCGCCTAGATCACAACGCTGTAGTTGAGCTGGCTAAGAAGAAAGCCGCAAACGATGCACTCTTAGCGCAGTTTGACGCAAGCCTAAAGCAACGCGATCTTGTTGCCCGCCGCCACAGCCTTATGGCCGAGGCGCTTGGCGTAGACGGTGGGCGTGAGCTGTCACCTCTTTACGAACGGGTTGTGGGGCTGTCCTCCTCCAGCCTACGCCGCCAACAAGCCTTCATGGGCAAATCGCCCGCCGAGGTCTACAACGACATTGTTGCCTCGTTCGAGACGGGCTCCCGCACCAATCTGCTTGACAATCGCAGTCAGCAGGTTGGCGAAGGTATAGCTCAGGGCATCGTCAAGGGCGCCACAGACAGTGATACACTTAAGAAAGGAAGTAAGTCGCTTGTTGATAAGTACCTTGACTTTATCTTCGGTGATTGGGATATTCATAGTCCTTCGGGCGTAAGTAGGCGTGAGGTCGGTGAACCTATTGGGCAAGGCATCGTCAAGGGAACCGTAGATGCCATCAAGGCTGGCCGTAAGCAGATCCAAGCTGCCATTCAGTTTGCGCTGGGTAGTCCTGCCAAGGCTCCGCTGCCTGGCGGCCTAGGTGGTCCGGTATCAGACGTAGCGGACAAGCTGCAGAACTTCCTTATTCGTTCGAGTGCCCGCCCCTCTGCCACTCTGCCCTTTGCCCGTCTTCTCGGCGAGGGCGTTACCAACTCAGCGGCACTACCCCTCGCCACCTACCGGCGTGCTTACGAGCGTGGTGGCATTGTTCCTCCAACGTTCCTACCTGTAGAGCAGCGTCGCGGGTTGCGCGGCACCGCCGGGATCCCCGGCGCAGGCTTGGAGGAGGTGATTCGCGCCGAAGCCATGCGAGCCGTAGGCCGCACCGGTGCGTTCGTTGGTCCCTTGGCTTCCGCCCTTCGTCGTGAGGTGCTGCAGCCCGTCACGCGGCTTAGCGGCGCCGTGCCTGGCATTTCGCGCCCGTCCAGCGGCGCCACCGCGCTTCCTGTATTCGGAACGCAAGCGCCTGCGCTGCGCCAAGCTCCAGGCATTTTCGCCCCCTATGACCTTGGCAGGTTCCAGACAGATGGACCGCTTACCCGAGGCGGGCAAACCTTTGGTCGTGCAGCCGCCTCGTCTTCTCTGCGCGAGGCGCTCATCAAGTACCGAGCCGCCACCGACAACTTCTGGAACGGCGAGACCGGAACCTACGAAACGCTGCGGCGCATCATCAGCGCTTCGGCTCAGGTCGGCGCCAGCAAGCTCGCCCGGAACCTAAGCGAGTCGCGTTCCCGTAGTGCCGCCCTAAGCAGCGCTGCAAGCACCCTTATTGATCGTGTGACCAGCCCGCTCGTCACACTGCGCACCAGCATCCAGACCACCGCGCAGCAGGCCGGCACCAAACTGCGCAGCCTCGACATCGAAGCAGTCAAGAGCGTAGTCCCCACGGCTAAACAGCTTGTTGACCAGACCTTGGCACCTATCAAGACGCTGCGCACCAGCCTGAGTACCGCTCTGCAGCAAAGCACCACCAACCTCAGGGAGCTTGGCAGCCTGGGCCTTAGTGGCCTGTCCTTTGGGATGCGTGGCCGTGGTGGTACACCTCCCGCAGGCGGCGGCGGCAACTTGCCGCCCACGCCGCCTAGTGGTCCTGGCGACAGTGGTGCCGATCGCGGCATGGACCGCTTGAACACTCGCCTGCGTGAGTTCGGCCCGCTTAGCCGGCGGTCGATCAGCGACCTGCAGGATCTGCGCTCGGTGCTTGACGAGCTACAGGCCTCGCTTTCCCCCCTCGATTCCGACTACGCCGCGCTCAATCGCCAGATCGACAAGCAGACGGCTGCAATCGACAGGCAATTGGAACGCCGCGACCGAACCCGCCGCCGTCCCCTAAGCGGTATGCAAATGGCCCAAGGCGTCGGCGCCGCACTCAGCGGGGGGATCTTCGGCGGTCCCGAGGGTCTTATCGGCGGTCTTGGCGGCTTGGCCTTTGGCGGTGTCGGCGGCGCGTTTGCGGGTGCCGCCGCCGGTGCGCAGGTCGGTATGTTCCGTCAGCAGCTGGCGGGCTTTGCGGACTATGCCGCGTCGCTCGACAAGATGAAGATCGCCCTGCGTGGCATCGTCAAGGACCAGGCCTCCTATAACACGGTGCTCGCTGCCGCGAACGCCGCTACCCGCGAACTCAACGTCCCCCAAGAAGCCGCAATCGGCGGCCTGACCCGCCTTAGCGCCGCCATCCTCGGCGCCGGTGGCACGGTCAACCAGTCCACCTTCGCCTTCCGCGCTCTTACCGAGGCCGTCACCGCCACCGGAGGCAAGGCCGAGCAGGTAGATGGCGCCATGCTCGCCCTCACGCAGGTCTTCTCCAAAGGCAAGGTAAGCGCCGAAGAACTGAACCAGATCGCTGAACGCCTCCCCGGCACCTACACCCTCTTTGCCGAGGCCACCGGCCGCACCGGTCCTCAACTGGCCAAGGGCCTCGAACAGGGCAAGATCGGCCTCAACGATCTGATGAAGTTCCTTGAACTTCTCCGCACCAAGCACGGTCAAACCGCCCTGGAGATCGCTGCCTCCAGCGAAAACGCAGGCGAACGCCTCAAAGTCGCCTACGACAAGATGCGCGAAGACGTAGGCCGCGCCCTGCAGCCGCTTGGTGCGCAGTTCCAGTCCGTCTTCGCCAAGGCCCTTAAGGACGCCACCCCCGCACTCATCAACCTGGCTCAAGGTCTGGCCAAGGTCATTCAAGCCCTTGGCGCCAACGCCGGTGCAATCGCCTTGGTTGCCAAGTTCGGTGTCGTCCTCACCTCCACGATCTATGCCGGTCGCGCTTTCGCCGCACTAGGCCCCCTGGTCAGCGGCGCTGCTGCGCTTATGGGCGCTGCCTTTGGCCGTACCACAGCACAAGCAATCATGGCAGAGCGGCAACTTAAACTATTTGCCGCTACAGCAAGGGCTACCGCCGCAGCACTAGCTGGCCCGATTATTATTTCGGTCGCTATTGTTGGTGCTGATCTTGTTATCGACTACTTTAACCGGATTAAGCGGGCGAAAGACCGCCTTATACAGGTTAGATCGGAAGCAACGGGTGAACAGTTCCTGCGCGATATAGGCGGTTTCGCTCTGGACAGAGCGAGTGTACTACGTGTTGCTAACGACGTAGGCAGGCGCTACCAAGTCGTACAGGACTTGGTTGTTAAGCTACAGCGAGAAAGAGAACAACTAAAGAAGGACTTTGAGGCGTCCCCCAGTATGGCTACATACTTCGGGGCTAAGCTTAATGAACTCGAACCTCGCCTACAAGCGGCTATAGCAGAGAGTGCATTACTGGAGTCACGGTACAAAACACTTGTTCGTCGTGCCCCTAACGCTCCCACTGCGCCTTCTATGCCCGGCTTCGCCGAGCCCCCAGGGACTGCCGCCGGCGCTGCGGGTGCAGGCGCTGATGCAGCCAAACAACAACGCGACCTATTCCAGCAGGCTAACGAATATGTAAACGCCAACATCGAGCTGCTCAAAGCTCGCGGTCAGCTCTCCGAGGAACAAGCTGCCACTGAGTTTGACCGCGCTAATCTTGCTAAGAAGTTCGCTATTGACGAACTTACTCTGCGTAAGCAGGCACTCGATCTGCAGAAAAAATACAATCAAATTACGCCCGACATCTACACTAAGTCTCTACAGACACTGGACGTAGAGCGCCAGAAGATCGAAACAGCCTACAACAAAACGGTTGCTCAGATCGGCGAAGACATAAGCAAGATAAACGAGGAAATCTTCGCCGGCCTAGGTGCCCCCTTCGACCAGCGGAACGTAAACGAGTTTGAACGCACACTTGATGACCTGCAGATCCGCGTACAAAGAGCCGTAGTAGATGTATCCAAGAGAGGCGGCCCAGCGGCTACCGCTTTCTTGAAACGAGCCGGCGAACTCACCACGGCCGACTATCAACGTGCTGCCTCTCGCTCCACCGTCGAGACACTTACCAAGCAGATCACCGAACTGCAGCGCGGTAAGGGGGAAGTTACGACACTCGACACCCTCATCGCCGACTACGGCGATTCTTGGCAAAAGCTCGAAGAACCGGTACGCAAGCACCTGGAACAACTGGCCACTACGGTCGATCACCTCAAGGAAATCCAACGCTACAAGCAGGATCCAAACACCTACGCCGGCCTGCGCGAAGGCGCCCTTGCCTACGTCGAATCCATCGGCACCATCCGCTCCAACGTTGCCGACCTCGCCCAGACTGGCTTCAAAGGCGTCGAAGACTCCATCACCAGCCTGATGACCACTGGCACAGCCAACTTCCGCGAGTTCGCCACCAGCCTGGTTGCTGACATGACCCGCATCATTGTCCGGCAATTCATCATGCGCTCACTGATGCAGGCAATAGGTTTCTTGGCCCCGTCACCCGCCGCATCTGGCGCCTCCGGGCTAAGCGCACCGCAACTCAACTTCAGTGCGGCTACTGCCAACCCACTAGCGTTTGATCCCGGCACGCGCCTGTTTGCCTACGGCGGCGCCTTCGATGCAGCCAACCGCATCGTCCCATTCGCCTATGGCGGCGTCGTCAACAAGCCCACGATGTTCAAGTTCGCCGATGGCGGGCTTATGCGTAACGGCGTGGCCGGCGAGGCCGGCCCCGAGGCGATCATGCCCCTCCGCCGCCTCCCCAGCGGCAGGCTGGGCGTCGAGTCCTCCGGCGGTGGTGCGGCCCCAATCACGATCCAAGTCAACGTGGATGCCAGCGGCAACCAGCAGATGTCTGGCGACGCCGGCCAAGGACAAGCGCTTGGCCGAGTGATCGCTGCTGTTGTGCAACAGGAGCTGGTCAATCAGAAACGCCCCGGTGGCCTCTTGGCTTCGTAAGCTGGTTGTATCTGCTCTGCTAAGTCTCGCTGTCGCGCTGCGCCAATGGCCACGTTTACCTGGACCGCCTCTTACGACGTAAGCGAATCGCACAAGCCGCGTGTTCGCAAGACGCAGTTCGGCGATGGCTATGAGCAGCGCACGCGCTTCGGCCTGAACACCGATCCCGAGGAGTGGCAGCTATCCTTTTCCGAGCGCACCGCCGCTGAACGCGACGAGATACGCGCCTTCTTGGCTGCCCGTGGTGGTGTCGAGTCCTTCGACTGGACCCCTCCCTGGGGAACACCCGGTAAGTTTGTCTGCGAGCAGTGGGATGTGTCTGCTAGCAACTGTGTAAGTAACACGGCACGCGCCACATTTAGGCGTGTCTTCGAGCCCTAAGCTGCGCAGCTGATGACCGTACCAGTCTCCGATCTACAGGCGATTGCGCCTAGCGCCATTATCGAGCTGTTTGAGCTTGATCTAAATACAGCGCAGCATGGTATAACGCAAACGTACCGTTTCCACGCTGGCAGCTCACTCAACGCTAATGGCGAAGTGGCATGGAACGGCAATAGTTACATGCGTTTTCCAATCGAAGCGACGGGGTTTGAATACAGCGGCAACGGTCAACTGCCGCGTCCCAAGGTGCAGGTCAGCAATATCATGGGCACCATCACCGCGCTGCTGCTCAGCTTGCCAAGTGGCCTGGAAGGCGCCAAGTTTACTCGGGTGCGTACACTAGCCCGTTACATCGACGGCGCTAACTTCCCCGGCAACACCAACCCATACGGCGCACCGGATCCGACCGCTGAATTACCGCGTGAAATCTACTATGTCGATCGCAAGGTAGTAGAAACACGCGACATTGTAGAGTTTGAACTAGCGGCGGCGTTTGACCTAGCGGGCATCCGCGCACCGAAGCGGCAGTGCATCGCGAACGTGTGCCAATGGGTCTACAAATCAACCGAGTGCGGTTACACCGGCGGCTTGGCAACATGCGATAAGACACTAGCGGCGTGCAAGGCGCACTTCGGCACTTACGCTGAGCTGCCATTTGGATCATTCCCTGGTGTGGGGGCCTTCAACGCATGACATGGCAAGATGCGGCGCTGCAGCACGCACAGGCCGAGGACCCACGCGAGGCGTGCGGTCTGTTGGTGGTTGTCAAAGGTCGCCGTCGTTACTGGCACTGCCGCAACCTATCCACCGACGCGGATCAGTTCATCCTCGATCCCGAGGATTATGCTGCCGCTGAGGATGCCGGCGAGATCATCGCCATCATCCACAGTCACCCGGCAATGCCGCCGGTGCCAAGCGCTGCAGACCTTGCCGGCATCGAGCGCTCCAGCCTGCCGTGGTACATCTGCAACCCGAAATCCGGCGCGTGGAGCGCAGAGCTGCTCCCAACCGGCTACAAGCCGCCGCTGGTTGGCAGGCCGTGGGTGTGGTCGCTGATGGATTGCTGGACACTAACTCGCGACTGGTACGCCGAGCATGGTTTGCAGCTGCTGGACTGGGATCGACCGCTAACACCAGAAGCGTTTGAGGCGGATCCGTTGTTCGACCGCTACTGGCACTCTGCAGGCTTCCGCGAGCTGCTAGAAGATGAACCGCTACAGGCTGGTGATGCACTGCTGATGGCGATCGACAACAACAAGCTTAATCATGTTGGCGTCTACGTCGGTGATCAGCTGATACTGCACCACCTACGCGGTCGGCTTAGCAGTCGTGATCTCTACGGTGGCTGGCTGATGAAATGCACCGGCCGAAGGCTGCGGCATTACGATGCGGGCAGGCTAAGGCTTCGATGATGCTGCGCAAAATCCGCGTTTATGGCAAGCTGGCATCCTTCCTCGGGCAGCGCACCTTTGAGGCCGCAGTCGATAGCGCAGCCGAGGCTGTGCGCTTCCTGGCGGTCAACTTCCCCGGCCTGGAGCGCCACATGGCAGACCAGCACTACCGTGTCACTGTCGGCGGTTACGATCTCGGCGAGGATGAACTAGCAGATCCAGTAGGGCAGCAGGTAATCAAGATCATGCCGGTGATCAGCGGTGCTGGCGGTGGCGTTGGCAAGATAATTGCAGGGGTGGCATTATTTGCTAGTGCTTTTTTCACCGGCGGCGCCACTATCGGACTGCTTGGACTTGCTGCACCGTTGGCTGTTAGCACTGCATTGGCTGGTGTTGGCATTAGTCTTGCCCTTACTGGTGTTGCGCAATTGCTATCGCCAACTCCACGCCTGTCAGGCCCAGGCACAAGCGGCAACCGCGAAGCGGACCCACGCGAAAGCTTTAGCTTTAGCGGCATCCAAAACACCAGCCGGCAAGGTTTGCCAGTGCCGATTGTCTATGGTGAAACTATCGTCGGCAGCGTTGTCATCAGCGCTGGTATCGACACCGTAAGGGTGCGCGGCTGATGGGCAAACTGATTGCCGGTGCTGGTGGTGGAGGAAGTGGCGGCGGAGCCTCACGATCTGAGCCGCAACGCACTCCAACGGTCGCAGGTGACAGCCTTGACTCGCGCCAATATGCCACCATCGTTGATCTCATCAGCGAAGGCGAGATCGAAGGCCTGAAGGCCGGCCAGCAGTCAATCATCCTGAACGACACACCGCTTCAAAATCCAGACGGCTCATACAATTTTCAAGGTATCACGGTTGATACGCGCACCGGCACACAAGCACAGTCCTACATAGCCATTGCGCCTGACGTAGAAGAAGAGGTATCTGTCAGCGTTGAGGTGCAATATGGCACGCCAGTAACGCGGCAAATTGCAGACCCTAATGTCAATGCAGTACGGGTTACGCTCACAATTCCACAGCTGCAGCAGAGCGCAAAAGACGGCAACGTTTACGGGTTATCCGTAACCTATTCTATCGCTGTTCAGTATGACGGCGGTGGCTTTACCACAGTGATTACAGACGCAATCTCTGGGCGCACGTCTGATCCATTTCAAACCGATTACATCGTCAACCTAACCGATGGCTTTACCACCGCTGATATTCGTGTAACACGTATCTCAGTGTCGGATAGCACACGCATTGAGCAAGACTCCAATGTTATCGAGTCCTCTAGCGCAATCCAATGGACCTCATACACTGAGATTATTTACGCCAAACTGCGGTATCCAAACAGCGCACTGGTAGCGCTACGGCTTGACGCAGAGCAGTTCAATAACATCCCATCACGCGCCTACCACATCCGGGGCATCAAGGTACAAATCCCTAGCAATGCCACCGTTGATAGCGCAACCGGCCGTTTGACCTATGCCGGCATCTGGAATGGCACCTTTGGCGCTGCGCAGTGGTGTAGCGATCCAGCTTGGATCCTGTGGGATCTGCTCACCAGCACACGTTACGGATTCGGCGATCACATCAAAGCAGCGCAGCTTGATAAGTGGGCGTTCTTGGCAGCTTCGCAATACGCCAGCGAGTTGGTGCCTAATGGCTTCGGCGGGACGGAGCCACGCTTTAGCTGTAATGTCAACATCCAGACGCAAACTGAGGCATACAAGCTGATCAATGATCTGTGCAGCGTTATGCGTGTGATGCCCTACTGGGGCATTGGTACGCTAACAATCAGCCAGGACAAGCCAACTGACAGCGCATACCTATTCACGCTAGCCAATGTCACAGCAGAGGGCTTTAGTTATCAAGGCAGCAGCCGTAAGGCACGACCTACTGTTGCCGTGGTCAGTTACCTTGACCTTGAAACACGTGAGAAGGCTTACGAGGTAGTTGAGGATCAAGATGGCATAAGCAAATACGGTGTTGTCAAGGAAGAAGTAGACGCTTTTGCCTGCACTAGCCGTGGACAGGCGCATCGCCTAGGCGAATGGCTACTCTACTCCGAGCGCTACGAATCTGAGGTGATCAGCTTCACCACCAGCATCGACGCCGGTGTGGTTGTACGCCCTGGCCAAGTGATCGAGGTGGCAGATCCGCTACGCGCTGGGGTACGTCGTGGTGGACGCATAGCAGCCGCCTCCGCCTCCACTATCACCGTAGACGATGCTACCGGCCTATCAGCCGTAGCCGGCGCTGAGTTATCGGTCATCTTGCCAACCGGCGCCGTTGAATCACGCGCTATCCAATCCATTGTTGGCAATAGCATCGTCGTTACCAGTAATTTCAGTGCCGCACCTAATGCAAACAGCGTATGGGTGTATCAAACCAGCAATATACAAGCATCAACATGGCGGGTGCTGTCTATTACTGAAACAGACGAAGGCAATCAGTATGGCGTTACCGCACTGGCCTATAACGCCAGTAAGTACGCCTACGTTGAACGTGACATCGCGCTGCAGCAACGGGACATCACAGACCTAAACATCGTCCCGCCACCGCCGATCGACCTGACAGGAAATGAAGTGCTCTATGACGCTGGTGGTATCGCCAAGGCAAAGCTGATCATTAGCTGGCGGGCGGTTACTGGTGTCACGCAATATCAAGTGCAGTGGCGTCGCGATAGCGATAACTGGAATACCCGCACAGTCAGCAGCCCGGACTATGAGATCCTTGACACCACACCAGGCACCTATGCGGTGCGTGTTTACAGCCTCAGCGCATCACTGCTGCCGTCAACACAACCGGCAGAGCTAACTAAGGTAACCGCTGGTAAGACGGCACCGCCTGCCACTGTAACTGGACTGTCGCTAATCCCTATCGACACGGCAAGCGCTATCCTCAGCTGGGATCGTGCTACTGAGCTTGATGTGTTGCTGGGCGGCAAGGTACTGATCCGCCATAACATCGCTAGCACTGGTGCGTTATGGGAGGATAGCCAAGAGATCGTATCAGCAGCAGCCGGAAGCCAGACGCAAAAGCAAGTGCCATTACTGACCGGCACCTATCTGGTCAAGTTTGAGGATGACGGTGGCCGACGTTCTGCCACCGCTGCCACCGCTGTAGTACAACTGCCGGCGCCGCAACCGCGCCTACTGGTGCAGTCCTACCGTGAAGATCAAGAGACGCCGCCATTCTCGGGCAATGTCACCGACATGATCTACAGCGCTGAGCTAGATGGCCTGATCCTCGCCACCGGTACCAAGATCGACGCATTAGCAACGGATGGCAACTGGGACGCACTAGGTACCATCGACGCCGTAAGCGGCAGCCTGGGCTCTGGGGAATACGAGTTCGGCAGTACCTTTGATCTAGGTGGCGTATATGACCTTGACATGCGCCGGTATTTTGTCACACGGCCTTATGCGCCTGGCGATCTGTTCGATGACAATACCGCATTGATTGATACGTGGCCCACCTTTGATGGCACGCTTTATGATGCTGTCAACGCTGCGCTTTATGTACGTTCTACCAACGACGATCCTGGCGCGTCGCCCGCGTGGACGGCATGGCGCGAGTTTGCTAATGCGTTGACCCGTGGCCGCGCATTTCAGTTCAAGACCATTGCTACCAGCACCAGCAACGATCAAAACATCGTCATCGACGAGCTTGGTTGTGAGCTTGAGTTACAGCAACGCAGCGCCAGCGCTGGCCCGCTGACGACAGCTGCAGCAGCCTATGCGGTCACGTTCGCTAACCGCTTCTACCAGGCCCCGCAGCTTGGCATCACCGCATACAACATGGCAACGGGTGATTACTATGTGATCAGCAGCCCCACCCGGTCTGGGTTCTCGATCACCTTCTACAACGCAGCTAATAGCATGATCTCGCGCCAGTTCAGCTACACTGCCATCGGCTACGGCCGGGAGGTCATCTGATGGCGCAGCACGACTACGCGATTGCCAACCAATCCGGGGCCGCCTTCCGCGCTGACCTGAACAACGCCCTGGCTGCGATCGTCAGCCAGAACAGTGGCGCCGCTGAGCCCAGCACCACCTTCGCATACATGCGCTGGGCCGATACCACGGCCGGCGTGATGAAGATGCGCAATGGCGCAAACTCAGCCTGGATCACGCTCTACCAACTGGATGGAGAGTGGACAAGCATTGCCCTTGAGAACGGCACTGCTGCAGCGCCATCGCTGTATTTCAAGGACTCCGGTATTGACACCGGCATCTACAGCAGCGGTACTGATGCGCTTGACTTTGCCACTGGCGGCACGCGCCGCGTTGGCATCAGCAGCGCCGGTGATGTCACCATCTACGGTCAAGGTGACCTGCGCCTGGCTGATAGCGACAGCAGCAACTGGGTAGCCTTCCAAGCGCCGGCTACAGTATCGAGCAATGTTACGTGGACGCTGCCGGCTACTGATGGCACCAACGGACAGGCGCTGAAGACCAACGGCAGTGGCACGCTCACATGGGGTGATGCTGGCGCCGCTGTGGCCACCCGCACCGACATCAATGGCATCCACACCACTGGCACCATCACCAGCGGCACCGCCAGCCTGACGGTCGCCAGCGCCACCGGCATCGTTGCTGGCATGGTGGTGACCGGCGAAGGCATCACACCCGGCACGACGGTCGCCAGCATCAGCGGCACCACCGTCACACTCAGCGCCAATGCAGGCGCCACACTCAGCAGCGATCCGGTTGGGTTCTACGACAACACCAAGGCACTCAGCCCTGGCAGTGTTGGCGGGCAACTGTGCCGCGCCTGGGTCAACTTCGACGGCACCGGCATCGTGGCGATCCGCGCCAGCTACAACGTCAGCAGCATCACTGACAATGGCGTGGGTGACTATACGGTGAACTTCACGACGGCGATGCCGGATGCAAGCTACTGTGTAAACTCGACTATCCATCGTGGTGACGGCACTACCGGCAACCCTGGCTATTCCGGTGTGTGGCCAACCAGCGGCAACGCTTATACAAGCATTGCCGCAAACTCAGTCCGTATTCAGACAAATAACAGTGCAACTGGCCTTCAAGACATGCCTTACGTTGGCGTGTCTATCTTCCGCTGACCCATGACCTACATCATCCATCCCACCGCTACCGGCGTCGCGATCACCACTCCCACCGGAGAGGTGCCGATCGAGCAGGTCGCCCAGCAGGTCGCACCAGACGGCATCTACGCCATCGTCACCGCTGACCAGATCCCCTCCGACCGCACCTTCCGCGCTGCGTGGGTCTACTCCCCCGATGGCATCGAGATCGACCTGGACCGCGCCAAGGCCATCGCGCACGACATTCGCCGCCGCCGCCGCGCTGATGAGCTGGCGCCGCATGACCGCATGATCAGCCTGAAGATCCCCGGCGCCAGCGCCGACCAGGCCGAAGCCGCTCGCGCTGCTATCCGCGCCCGGTACGTCATCATCGAATCTGCCATTGATGCAGCCACTACCACGGATGAGATCAAGGAGGCGCTTAGTGCCTAAGTATCTTCCCTTGATCGACGCTTTGCCTATGCCGCTGACCGCCGCCGAGCGCTTGAAAGCCGCAGGTTTCGACCTTGATGAGTTGCGAGCGCTGCTTCTGGGAGGTGCAGTCTGATGGCAGTCCGCAGCAAAACCGGCACTGCCGCCGTCCAGCACCAGCCCGGCAAGCCGAAAACTACACGGGATGGCTACGGCAAAAACTCTCGCCCTCGGCGAAGAGGCAAAAAACCTCTTCGGGGTCAAGGGCGATAGGGGCAAATTTTCCGTAAGTGAATTTTTCAGCAACTTCTCTAGCGGCAATCGCCGCTTCTTTGGTCGCGTATGATCCAAGATGAAGCTGCCTACCCTTGACAACTACATAAGCCTTCCAATATTCGATGCCTCCAACTACGGCGTACAGTACGCCTGATCGGCCAGACGTATTGTTTCTGCGCAGTCTTCTGCAGTTCCGCAAATTCTCTGTTGCAGTAGCCATTCGTAAATTACTAGGACAGTTGTTAGACGGGTTTCCGTCTATATGATCTATAAAGTAATTGCCAGGATTTTCCTTGGTGGCAATATAGTAAGCGATTCTATGTGCAAGCATTTTATTATTTTGTTTCCTAATCTCGATGTATCCGTCTGGTCGCAAATATCCAGCGCGCTTGCCTATGAGTTCCTTGAAATAGCTAGTACGCCAAACAAGGTCTGATCCGTCAATGGCAAACCACGTCTCTAATTCGTGCAAAGGGGGCAGTGGTTTGATACCGCGAGTGGTGGCCATGAAACACGTCAAAATCAGGGTCAGCTTAGCGCAGGTCAAGGGCATGGCCGCCATAGCAGGCCAAGCCACAACCGCAAAAAGCTGCGCGGCCAGGGTCGCTAAGCTGGAGCCATGGCAGTCTCTCCGGGCACGTACAACATCACGCTCCAGCGCCGAGCGGATTACAGCGTCACGCTGCGGTTCAAGGACAGCAACAACGCCGTAATCAACCTCACCGGTTGGACTGCCGCCGCTCAGGTCTGGAATCAAAATCGCACCACTAAGTACGCTGACTTTACCGTTACCTACACCGACCGCAGCACCGGCACCATTGAAATCGCACTTAGCGATACCGACACCGCCACCTTCCCCAACGAAGCCTATTACGACGTACTACTTACCAACCCAAGCGGCCTGAAAGAGTATTACCTCGAAGGCATCATCTACGTCAGCGAGGGGTACACCGCATGACATCCGTAAACGTTACCGCTGTAAATAATACGGTTACTTTTATCGAAGGTGATGGAACAACGACCGTTGTAACCACGCCGCTTACCACTACAGTCACAGCATTTACAGCCGGTCCACAAGGTCCCGTAGGTGCGCAAGGTCCTGAAGGCCCTCAAGGTCCTGAAGGTCCTCAAGGTCCTGAAGGCCCTCAAGGCCCAGCCGGCGGTTCTGCCTATGTTCACACACAATCCATACCCGCAACAACTTGGACTATTAACCATAATCTTGGCTATAAGCCATCGGTTGAATTGCTGGATAGCGGCAGCCAAGAAATCGACGGTGACATAGCGCATCCAAGCGCCAACCAGACTGTGGTTACACTGAATCCAGCATCTGCTGGCCTCGCCCGCCTGATCTGATATGGCTCGCAAGTTCTTCACCGACCTCGACCTGCAGTCGGTCTCGAAGGTCATTAACCTGCCGTCGCCTACGGCAAGCGGCGACGCTGCAAACAAAGCGTATGTCGATTCAGCCATCGAGGGCTTGGCATGGAAGGACAGCTGTCGTGTCGCCACGCAAAGCAACGTCAACCTGAGCAGCCCTGGCGCCACGATTGATGGCGTCACGATGGCGTCGCAGGATCGCGTGCTGGTGCGCAACCAGACCGCGCAGAGCGCTAACGGCATCTATGTGTGGAACGGCGCTGCTGTCGCGATGACGCGGGCGCTGGATGCCAGCACCTTTGCCGAGCTTGAGCAGGCCGTCACGACAGTCGAGGAAGGTACCGATGCCGGTGCAACCTTCCGACAGACGCAGGTGAATGGCACGCTGGAGAGCAGCAACGTCATTTGGTCATCGTTTGGTACTGTTGCGCCAGCTGCAAGCGAGACTACCGCTGGCATCGCCGAGATCGCCACGCAGGCAGAAACGGACGCTGGAACGGACGACGCTCGCATTGTCACCCCAGCCAAACTGGCGAACTGGTCCGGCCGGCTGCGGAAGTACAGCACCAGCATTGGCGATGGCAGCGCCACAAGCTACACGATCACGCATAGCTTGAACACCCGCGACGTGATCATCCGCGTGTTCCCCAACTCCGGCAACTACGACGACGTGGAGGTTGATGTCTACCGCCCCACGACGACAACATGCCAGCTGGTGTTTGCCACGGCCCCAGCGGCTAATGCCTACCGCGTGGTGGTGATGGGCTGATGGCAAGGGTTTTTGAAACCGACATAACGCTAAACGCGCGACGCGAGCTGCGGCTGGCTGATGCGGATTCGTCTGCTTATGTCGGCCTCAAGGCTCCTACCACTATTGCCACCAACTGCATCTGGACACTGCCTTCTGCTGATGGCGCCAGCGGTCAAGTGCTGAGCACAAACGGATCTGGTGTGCTGTCGTGGGCAACAGCAGGTGGTGGCGGCGGCGGCGGCCTGACCCACTTCGTCGAGTCCGAGAGCACCGCATCGCCCAATGCGACCGTGCCGGTCGATGCGCTGACGGCGACGGATGCGAGCTACACGAACATCGACGTGGCCATCGTCGCCAAGGGCACAGGCGCAACACTCGCAGCGGTGCCGGATGGCACGGCGTTTGGGGGGAATAAGCGGGGAGCGTATGCAGTCGATTGGCAGCGTTTTCGTGCAGACCCACTACAAGTTGCAAGTGGCGACAAATCTGTAATTGCTGGAGGCGATCAAAACAGGGCCACTGCTTTATACAGTGCCGTCGGCGGAGGTAGTGCTAATAGGGCCACCGCCCAGGCAACTGCTGTTTCAGGAGGCGACAGCAATACGGCGATCAGCGCCTACAGCTTCATCGGCGGCGGCCAAAGCAATACCGCCCAAACCAACACCCACGCCACGGTTTGTGGGGGTAATGGCAATACGGCGTCGGGGCTGTATGCGTTTGTGGGGGGTGGAAATGCAAATAGCGCCACAGCTTCAAGAGCTGTCGTTATTGGTGGCGATACCAATTCATGCTCCGGCTCACATACCTTAATTGGTGGCGGTTACAACCACAACGCAAGCGGCTCCTACTCATTCATGGGTGGCGGCGTTAGCAACGTCATTAGCAGCAATTATTCCGGGATTTGTGGAGGCAGCAACAACACCGCCAATGGCGAGAACTCCTTTATCTCCGGTGGCTCCTACGGCAACACACGGAGTATCACCGGGTATCACGTCTTCCCGGCATGTAGTGCCCCCATCTCCAGTGCGGCTGGCCGCACCCAGTCCGCCCTCCTACTCCTAGGTCGCCAAACCACCGACGCCACCGCCACCGTCCTCACCAGCAACACCAGCGCCGCAGGCACCACCAACCAAGTCATCCTCCCCAACAACGCCGCATACAGCTTCTCTGGCGAAGTGATCGCAGGCGTCACCGGCGCAGGCAACACCGCCCGCTGGACAATCTCAGGCGCCATCAAGCGCGGCGCCAGCGCAGCCACCACCGCCATGGTCGGCACACCCACCGTCACGATGACCCACAACGATGCCGGTGCAGCCGCCTGGACCGTGGCCGTCACCGCCGACACCACCAACGGTGGCATTGCCGTCACAGTCACCGGCGCGGCATCCACCACCATCAGGTGGGTGTGCAAGATCAACACTACCGAGATGACCTACTGATGGCCCTGATCACCGACCTCGCCGAGACTCCGTTCGGCATCGCCATCCCCGGCGCCTACGCCAGGATCTCCCTGCTCCGTGCCGACAAGCACGGCTTGCTGCTGCAGGTCAGCCACTACGCCACTGAGGCAGCCGCCAAGGCCGGCGCCAGCCCCATCCTCGACCGCACCGAGTTCGCCCCCACCGAGGAGCTGGCCCCCGGCCCCAACCCGCTGGCGATCGGTTACGCCTGGCTCAAGCAGCAGCCTGCCTACGTCGACAGCAAGGACACCTGATCATGGCCTCCCGCAGCGAGCAGATCCTTGCTCACATCGCAACCACCCTGGCGGCCACCGCCGGCATCGGCACCGTCTACCGCTCCAGGGTGGAGGCCTTCTCTCGTGATGAAGCGCCCGCCATGGTGATCGAGCCCGGTGGTGAAACCGCTCGCGAGATGAGCACCTGCAAACTCGACTGGACGTTGCCGGTGCTCATCGCCATCCACACCCGTGGCAGCATCCCTGATCAGCTGGCCGATCCGATCCGCGTCTCAGCTCACAGCCTGCTCATGGCTGACCGCACCCTCGGCGGACTGGCGCTGGACATCATCCCGCTCGGCACCGATCCACAGCGCGACAAGGCCGATCTCACCTCCCTCTGGCTGGTCTGCACCTATCAGGTGCGCTACCGCACCCTGGCCAACAACCTGGAATCTGCATAGCACAGGCCAAGCTAGGCTGGTCACAGATCATGTCTGCGTCAATGGCTCGCACCCAGATCAAGCCGCAGGCTGAGGATGCACCTCTGCCGCCACCGCCCGCCGAAGGTGGCAGCTACATCCTCTCCGGCGGCTCCTGGCTGTGCGTGCAGCAGACGGCGCCCGCCGCCGCCGCTGCAGACACCGCCCCCGAATCTGAGGACTGACCCATGGCCCTGTGGCGCAATCGCCTGGCCCTCGTCAAGACCGAGGCCACCTATGGCACCAGCAGCAGCCCCGCTGCCACCGATGCTCTGCTGTTCACCGAGCTCGACATCGAGCCCCTGGCGCTTGAGCTGGTTGAGCGCGAAACCATTCAGGCATACATGGGCAACCGCGCCAGCGTGGTTGCTCAGCGATCGGTGCCGCTCAAGGCCACGGTTGAACTGGCCGGCTCCGGCACGGCTGGCACCGCCCCCCGCTGGGCGCCGCTGATGATGGCCTCGGCCTGCAGCGAGACGGTCGTCGCCAGTACCAGCGTCACCTACGCCCCGGCATCCTCCAGCCACAGCTCCTACACCTGCGACTTCTACGCCGACAACGGCAGCCGTCAGGCGATCACCGGCATCCGTGGCACTGCAGAGATCAGCCTCACCGTGGGTGAGATCCCGACGATCGCGTTTGAGCACATGGGGCTGTATGCCGCCCCCGGCGCCCTGAGCCGTCCGTCGGAGACCTACTCCGCCCAAGCTGCGCCCGTGGTGGTCAATGCCGACAACACCGCCAGCGTCAGCGTGCATGGCTTCAGCGCCTGCCTGCAGTCCTTCACCCTGTCCCTAGGCGTCGAGACTGTGTTCCGCCAGCTGGCCGGCTGCACCAAACAGGTGCTGGTCACCGATCGCAAGGCCACCGGTTCGATCACGATCGAGCTGCCTGCCTTCGCCACGAAGGATTTCCTCACGCTGGCCAGCAACCAGACCACCGGCGCGATCAGCTGGGTGCATGGCGCCACCGCAGGCAACATCATCACCTTCAACGCCAGCACCTGTGCATTCGATGCGCCGACCATTGAGGATGGTGACAGCGTGACGATGATCACCCTGCCGTTCCGTCTGCTGCCCAGCGGCAGCGGTAACAACGACTTCTCCCTCGCTCTGACCTGATGGCCTTCATCCTCGAACAATCGCCCACCTTCTCCTGGCCGATCGTGATCCGGGAGCTGGTGGACGGTGGCCGCTACCGCACCCATCAGTTCGAGGCGGTGTTCAACCGCCTGCCGCAGGATCGGATGGAGGAGGTGCAGCTGGCCTACCACCGCATCAAGACCGAGGTGCAACGCGATGAGCTGATCGACGCGCTGCCCACCCGCGAGATCGCATCTGAGATCCTGGCCGGCTGGAAGGGCATCACCAACCCTGACGGCACCGATGTGGAATGCACGCCCGCCACAAAGGAGCAGCTGCTGAAGGTGGCCACCGTGGCCGACGTGCTGGTGGCCACGTTCTTCGAGGCGCACGAGAAGGCGCGAGCAAAAAACTGACGGGCGCCGTGGATCACCTCATGCGTGCTGGCAAGGGTGACACGGCGCAGCTGCAGAGCGATGCCGCTGCTTATGGGGTGATCCTGGAATCGCATCATCTGGCGCCCGCGCACTTCACGCTGTGGCATGATCTTTGGCCGGCAGTGCATCTGTTCATGCGATGTCTGACTCAATGGCGCACCAGCATCGACGGTGTGGTCGGGTTGGATTATGGGGTGATGCTGCAGCTGGCCAGTCTGCTCGGGGTGACAGTGACCGAGCAGGTGCTTGATGATGTGCAAGTGATGGAAGCCCACGCGATCGCCAAGGCGAAACGGAGGAAGTGAAATGGCGGTGATGCAAGCGCTGCTGCAGGTCAAGGCTGATGTCACCGGCGAGGGCCAGGTCAACGCACTGGGTCGGGCGATCGGTGGCATCAAGCAGAAGGCCACTGAAGCCAGCGTGGGGCTCAAGGGTCTGACGGCTGCCGCTGGCATGGGCGGCCTGGCCGGATCATTCAGCATGCTGGCACCGCTGCTCAGCGTCGGCGGCCTGGTGGCCATGACCAAGAAGACGCTCGATGCTGGCAATGAAATGTTCAACCTGTCACAGAAGACAGGCGTGAGCGTTGAGGCATTGGCGCGATTCAAGAAAGCAGCATCAACATCCGGCACAGATGTTGAGACGGTGGCCAAGGCGATCACCAAACTTTCCAAGGGAATGTTTGAAGCAACGCAGACTGGGACCGGCCCAACAGCAAACGCATTGAAAACCCTTGGTGTCAGCGCAACTGATGCAACCGGCAAGCTGCGCAGCGCTGATGCCGTCATGCTCGACATCGCGACGAAGTTCAAGGGCATGCCTGATGGTGCGCAGAAAACTGCTCTTGCGATGCAGTTGTTCGGCAAGTCTGGCGCTGAACTGGTGCCAATGCTGAATCTTGGCGGCGAAGCGATCGACAAGATGAAGGTGAAGATGACAACCGCCTTCGCAGAGAAAGCTGATCAATACTCCGACAAGCTGACCATGCTCGGCGGCAAGGTTGGTTCTCTCGGCGCTGACATCGCAATCGTCCTGCTGCCTGTGCTGGACAAGATGGCTGATGGCATCACGGCTGTTGTCGACTGGTTCAACAAGCTGGATCCAGGTATCCGCAACGCGATCGTTGCGGTGTCGCTGTTCGCCATCAGCTTCGGCGCCATCGCTACGGTCATTGGCACGGTCGTTGGTGCGCTGGGCACGATCGGCACAGCCGTCGCCGGCCTGGGTGCTGCATTCGCCGGCACCGGCATTGCTGCCACGATCGCCGGCTGGTTGCCTGCGATCATCGGCGCCACCAGTGGGATCGTGGCGGCCCTCGGCGGCATCCTGACCTTCGTCACCGGCACGCTGATCCCTGGCCTGCTGGCGGTGGTGACTGGCCCTGTCGGTCTGACCGTGCTGCTGGTGGCCGCGATCGTGGCGTTGTTCATCGCCTTCCGTGAGCCGATCATGAACTTCCTGACCTGGGTATGGGAGAACCTGGTGGGAGGCTTTCAAAAGATCGCTGATTGGTATATGAATGTCTATGTTAAGTTCTGGGTTGATCTGTGGGCCAACTACATCGTCAAGCCAATTACAGATTTTCTGTCCTGGTTTGGCAATGTGTTTATGAAAGGCTGGGAAGCCTACGTCAAGAGCATCCGAGGCATATGGGATGCAGCTGCTGGGTTCTTCACACAGGCATGGCAAAATGCTGGCAACTTTATTACCGGAATATGGGGTGGCATCATCAATGGATTGCGAGGGATTGTCAATAGTTTCTTTGGAGCCTTCTTTGGCCAGATCAATTCAGCAGTTCGTGCCATCAATGTATTGATCGCCGGCTTCAATAAACTGCCTGGCCCTGATATTTCGTTTATTCCTCAGGTGCCTGTTCCTCGATTCGCCGAGGGCGGCGTCGTTGATCGCCCCACTCTGGCCATGGTTGGCGAAGGTGGCGAGCGCGAGTACATCATCCCTGAGTCGAAGATGGCAGGCGCTGCCGCGGCCTACCTCGGCGGCGCCCGCGGCGCGTCGGTGGTTGGCCCCAGCACCATCAACGTGACCACCGGCCCGGTGCTGCAGCAGCAGGGTCAGAACTGGGTCACGATGGCTGACCTGCAGCAGGCGATGCGTGCCACCGAGGCCGCCACCCTGCAGCGCATTCGCACCCCTGCCGGCCGCGCTGCCTTGGGCATCCGATGACGGTCGTCTCTCAGAGCCAGTTCCTCAGGGTCTACACCAGCGCCGGTGCAACCCTCCACCGCTGGCAGTCGTACTACGCCCACACCACGCAGCAGCACGCTGGAGCGCTGTGGTCCTACCTGCCGTTCGATGCGTCTGGCATCACAGCCGGCCAGACAGGTGACGAATCTGGCGTGACCATTACGCTGCCAGCGGTGCCAGCGGTGGTGGATGCGATCGAGCTGGCGATCACCCAGTCGCATCGGTGGGAGCTGACCATCTACCAGTTCACGCCAGGGCGCGAGCAGCAGCAGATTTTGGTGGAGACCTTCACCGGCGAGATCGTTCGCGCAGTGGCAACACTCGGCGCGATACGAATCGACCTTGGCTCTACCCTGTCACCAGTGGGTGCGCAAATCCCACCTCGGACGCTGACCAGTAACCTGATCGGCAAAGGCTGCAGACTATGAGCGGGCTGATCTCTAGCGATCCACTGGCGACCCTGGCCATGGAGTCAGGCATGGTCCGGGCGCCACTGGCCGAGGGTGCAGCGCAGGGCGACACACAGCTCGACAGCAAGCAGCGTGCAGCGGCCATCGGCGAACCGGTGCCGATCGTGTTCTGTCGCCGTGATGAGACAGCAGGCACGGGTGGTGTCCTGATCTCTCCAGCCGCCACTGAGGCACGGTTCAGCAACGATGCCAGCAATGCCGTCACGGCGTCCTACCACCTGGTGCTGAGCGAGGGGCGCATCGGTTCGATCCAAGTGCGTGATGTCTTCCAGCGATCCTGCCGGGTTGGATCCCACAGCCAGACGTATGACCGTCGAGCTGGCACGTGGGAGCCCGGCAACTACATCACGGCGCACGCTGGCTACACAACACCGGAATGCCCGTACTATTGCGGGACGATTGGTGTATATACCGGCATGTCAACGCTGTCGTTTACTGTTACGATCCCGGATGGATTTGATCAATGGGATCGACAAGTGCATTGCTTCATCCGAAACGGAATGGAAGTAACGCGGCTGTTGGATAACGTAACAGGATCCAGCAACAACTTCGCCGATCTATACAACTGGTCTCTGAGTAATTGCGCCAAGCTGAGCGCCGATCAGATTGATTACAGCAGCCTGGCAAGCGCAGCGCAATTCCTGCATGTCAATGGTTTTAACTGCGACATCAATATCACCAAGAGTCAGAACCTTGGCGACATGGTGGCCGACATGGCGCCATATTTCTTGCTGACCGAAACCCGCGTTGCGGGTCGTCGCGGCTTACGGCCGGTGCTGCCAGTCAACAGCGATGGCACAATCAAGACAACACCAATCGAGTGGGCCTATACGTTTACAGAAGATCATATTTTGCCGGATCAGTTGCAGATCAGCTATGTGCCGCCAGCCGATCGCAAGCCATTCGCCGTGCGTGCAATCTGGCGGCAACAGCTTGATGATGATCATGGCATCATCCGCTCCAGTGAAGTGCGCCTGGCTGGAGAGGCAGAGGAAGGGCCGTACGAACAGCATGACCTTTCGCAATTCTGCACACGCGAAAACCATGCAGTGAAGATCGCCGCATACATTCGTGCGCGACGGAAATACACAACGCACACAGCCAGCGTGTCATGCCGGACGATCGACTTCCCGCAGACCCTGCAGGCAGGCGACATCGTGCGACTAAAGCTGTACCGCTCTAGCGACATTGCAGCATCGGGGTTGTGGGATTACCTTTACCAAATCGAGCGCATCACCAAGACAGCAGCCGGTGATGTCAGCATGGATCTGGTTCATTTTCCGATCAACAGTTCAGGCGTGAGCCCTATTGCGTTAGCAGTGGCTGAAACGTTTGGGACTGGCATTATGCTGACCAGTAATCGCACGGGAGTGAGCTGCGACGCAAGTCCTTCTAGAGCAAGCGATACGAGCGTACCAGCGGAGACGTATCAGTCTGGAACATACGTTGCTCCAGTCAGCTACATATACGGCGGAGGCATCTGGGAGGAATGGTCGCAGGTCCCACCTGACATTGATGAAGAGGTGCCGCCAAACGTAATTCTCAACGAGCCGAAAGACCCGCCACCGGAGGAACCGCCAGAAGAAAAACCTGAGCCAGCGCCTGAGGCAGAGACTGAACCGCAACCACCACCGCAACAGGTTTCAGGATTTCAAGGTCCTTTTGCTCCGGAAAATTGGATAGAACATAAAATAATCTTCTATGATAACGAATGGCGAGAGCCAGGTTTTTACAACCCAGGATTGTATGGAGGATATGTTGTCTACGGATACACCAATGGCGTACCGACCGAAGCGACGCTATACGCTCCTAGGGTCGGGGTGCCGGGCCACCCATTTCTCGGCCCTTACTGGCGCACATTTATTCTATCAATTCCAATTTCTTATCCCTGCACAATTTCGTTCAATTGGTCTTTTATTCCACAATCTTATGACATGCAATGGGAAGATGATTTTCCGTTCATAAATTATCCTTTTGATGATGCGACCTTCTCGCAAGAAACATTAGTTTTTCCTAACGGTTTTAATAATACCGCGGGGCCATTCAATCAAAGTGGAACGCATACTGTTACAGCCACTGTTTCCACTAAGTTTGCATTTCAGATTGATTCAGTGGATTCTGATCTACAAAGAGGCAGATTCATAATCAGCAATTTCGTCGTAACCCCCTTGTAGCCATGGCCCTGTTCCCCGCCCTCGCCCCCAGCACCAGAACCTTCACGCCAGGCAGTCATCCCTTCACCGCCTACACATCCATGTCCGGCCAGCAGAGCCGGGTGCGGCATTCATCCATCACTCTGAGCGGTCAGCTTGATCTGACATTCATCCGCCTAAGCCCTGCTGATCGGCAGGCGATCGAGGATCACTACCGCGGGCAGTTCGGCGAGTTCGTGCCGTTCTACCTGCCAGCTCAGACGTTCTCAGGGTTCACCCCATTGGACGTTGATCCCTCTGGTCTCTGGCGCTATGCGCAGCCGCCCGAGTTTGAGGACCATTGCGGTCCGACCGCAACGGCTACCGTCAAGCTGATCTCTGTGCCAGGCGGTGCAGCCGGCGCCCAGCTGGAGCCTGTCACCGTCTCGATCACAACCGCGTCCTGATCATGGCCACCTTTCCAGCGCTGGAACCTGCCACACGCTCATACAGCATGGGGCGCTATCCGATGGTGACGCAGCAGGTATTCGCCGCCGAGCCGGTGCGATTCCTGCAAAGTGCTGTTTCGATTGGCTATGTGCTCAAGCTGGGTTACACCTTCCTGACCGCAGCCGAGGCGAAGCTGATTCGTGATCACTGGCGTGAGCAGTTCGGCGGCATCGAGCCATTCTTGCTAAGCGATGAGGTGATGCTGAATCACGGCGACGCGAACATCGTCAGCGCCACCAAACGATGGCGCTACAGTTCACCGCCGCAGGAACAGCAGCTGACCGGTGGTCTGGTCAACATCACGCTGGAACTGGAGACCGTCGAGGGCACCTTTGTCCTGGGTGCTGCCATGGCCATCGCCGTTGCGATCGTGGTCGGCAAGGCCAATGCTGGCGGCCCGGCCATGGTCATCGGGATCGTTGTCTCCTTCGCACCAGGCTCGGCCGAGGGGC